TGAACTGAGCAACGTCGCCAGCAAGTGTTGACTCTTTCAATAGTCTTTGTGCTTCATCTTCTGTGTTTTTAAGAAGCATAGCCATAACAGCTTGATCAGTTACAGAAGTAAGTGCTGGAGCTTTCTTACTCTCTAATAGATCTTTATATTTTTCAGTTAATAACATTTCTGACATTTTTAATTACCTTTGTTTTAGTTTATTTATTATTATACGAATCTTTTATAATCTATTGAACTGTCTGACTTCTTATCAGCAGAAACCTCAGCCTCACTTAAGTACTCTTTCATTTTAGAGCCCTTAACTTGTGTTTTAACTAACTCAATTTTGTTTTTATAAGAGCTTGTTTTTTCAAACGGTATAAGTTCAGCCATTTTATTAAATTTTTCTTTCTCTACTAATGAAAGATCAGCAGACATCTCATTTAAGAAACCTAATTTAATAATTTTAGCATTCTCCTCTTTAAGTGCGTTAAATTTCTCATAAAGAGCATTATATTTCTTATTAAGATCTTCATCTACTACTTTAGTAGATTCAACTAAATTAGCATGGATCTTAGCAATATCTGTGCCTGCAGTAACTACAAGAGCGTCAAAAGCCTCTTTTAATGCCTCTACTTTAGCATTATCTAAATCTTGTTTCATATAATTCAAAGACTCACTAACAAGATTTTCAACAGTTGCTGTTATAAAACTATCAACTTGTTCGTCAATCTTTTTTTTGTATTCTTCGAATTTTGCGTCATATTTAGTATTTAATGCTTCAGTCAATTCAGCCTCTTTTTGATCAATAATAGCTGTAGCTATCTCAGTCGATTTAATCTCGACAGCTTCATTAAATTGAGCCTCGAGCTCATTTTTAAGAGAATCAGTCAAGACGTTCGAATCAATAGCTTCAAACATTTTGTCTAGCATCTATATTCCTTTTTGTTATATTTATTATAATGAGCTTAAAAAATCTTTAAACTTTGATTTTAAAGCAGTTTCGTATTCTTTTTGATCGAAATCTACTTTAGACTCTTTTAACTCAACTATCTCGTTATTCTCGATCTTGAATTCTTTCGATTCAAGAACACCTTCACAAAGCCTATAAGACTCTACCATACCGTTCATTGATGCATTATAATCACTTGGTGTATCAACTATATCATAAGTAATCAATTTAAAATCTTCAACAATATTACCTTTACCTAAAGTACCTATTGATCTAGAACTTACAGATATCTTAACATTATTATCAATTAAAGATTTTAGTTGGTTAGCTTTCGGGTTATCAAGTAATGTTGCCTCGCCCATAACATAATTATCTTTAATATAAAGTTTATCAATACACGCAACTGCTTCCATTAAATCAACTGTAGAACGTGCTGGGTGTGAATACTCCATTAGCTTATTATTAGAACCAGACTCAATTACTTTTTGGTAATCTTGTACATTTTGTTCCCACAAAGCTTTTGGATAAACCCTACCGTTTCTATTTCTTTCACCTATAGTAGAAAATACACCTTTAATGCGATATTTCTTAGTTTTTTCACCAGTAGATTCATTCAAAGCTTCTTCTACTATAAATGAAGGTTCTTGGTTATCTATATCATACATTAATTTCATATTAAACCTCTTGTGCCTTCATGACTTCGTTGAATTTACTCTTAACTTCTTTATAAGTATTCATATCTTGCTGGTAAGCTTTTACAAATTTATTATTATGAAGTCTAGTAAAAAAAATCTTAGAAATCTTTTCTTCCAATTCATGAAAGTTTTTATTTAATAAATTATTTACTACTTCCATAATTCTTTCCCTTACTGCGCAACATCATTAAGAGTTGGGCTTAATACATTGTTAGGCTGACTTAATTCTTCAGTACCTACAACCCAGTCTGTAAAGCTAAACGTAACACCGAACTCTTGCACTTGGTCAACTGCATCTGCAGAAACGTCAACGTTATCTACCATTTGTGGCCATACATTATGAAATGTATACACCGCAGAAACATTCTCAGCAGAATCCAACTGTTGTACAGTCATATCAACCATCAATTCGCCTGGTACACCTGAGTGCCAGTTTTTCTGGAATGAATCTATAGCTAGCATCCACGATAAGAAATCTAACCTTATTTGGTGGTTTTCTTGGTTGTAGAACATTACTTGCCAAGTAGTATCAAACGATGTATCTCCTGGAAGTATAAATTTTCTACCTTGGTTAAAGATTTCGACCTGCCCAATCGTGATAGACGGAAATGAGGCTGATTTAGCCATTACATTTATATCTCGTAGATCGGACTTAGTTTTGACAGATGTTGGAAATGTAAAGAGGATTCTGTATTTGCTCTGTCTAGCAGCAGCACCAAGAACTCTTTTTATCTCGTTAATTTTATTAGACATCTCTAGTAGTCCTTTTTACATTATTTATTATTTACAGCTAAATTTAAGTTGTTTATAATAATAAACTATTTATTAATGTATGTTTTATTAATTAATATAAAAATATATGGTCTTAGATTATTAACCCACTTTATCTAATCTTAATCTTATAAACTAATTATCTAATTTAAGTTTAAATTAAGTGAGTTAATAATATAAGATCTAGTATTTTTATTGTTAATAAAATGGGTAATAAGGCCTCGTTTGAGAGGCCTTTTAATTACTGAATTATTTCACTAAAAGATTTAGTACCAGCGTTAGTAAATCTTAGATGTATAAACTCAGCTACATATGTAGGTTTAATATAAATATCAACTATTAATTTATTGCGTGAAATTACATCTGGTGTATTGTTAGATTCATCACATAAGCAAAGATAATCTTGTATACCTCTGCCTGCTTTTACAGAACCTAGGAAAGGTTTGATTACTGATATTATGTAGTTTCTAGTAAATGAATCGTTAAATTCAAACAAACTATATTTAGCCATTTTTGCTAAAGCGCGTTCAAGATGAATAAACAAGCGTCTGACGTTTATTCTATTAAATGAACTTTCCTTATCTAATAGTGTCTTTTGGCCCCAAATTACAACACCTTGGTTAGGGAAAGATACTACTGGGTTGATACCATTTCTGTACAACTGATCTCTCATAGCTGCAGTATAATTAGCTGCTAGTTTAGTAACATTGCGAACTAATCCTCTATTCAAACCAGCTGGTGCATACCATGATTCACGATCCTCTGTAGTCTTAACAATAACACCTGCTATATCGCCACAAAGTGAAACCCACTTATAGGTATCCATTTCAGGAAGATACTGATATTTATAGTTTGATACTAATATAGAATACGAACTATTGATATTCAAATCTTTTCTAAAATCGATATTTTTTTGCATTGCTACCGATGCTTTTAATCCTACTGAGGCTTCATAAGGGCAACACAATACAGCAACACAATCTTGTCTAGTTTCTGCGAGATTTGCAGCAGCTTGCTGATAATTTTCATTTGCAATAACAACATCGATCTCAATCTCTTCTTTATTAGCAAACAACTCATAAGCAGCAATAATATCATCTCTACCCGGTACAGATTCTGAACCTTTTGTAAGCTTTGCTAAAGTTGTATCTAAGCAAGATTTAGGAAGTTCATCTGCACAAGCTTTATTTACATTAACAAATATATAATTAGATTTAGTATTAATAACATTCTCAATATACATTGATTTATTATTAGAATCTCTTTTTGCTTCGTCTAAAGAAACTATATATTGTTCTACGATTTCATTCTTATAAAGAACTATTATAGCAAGATCTTTTGGTTCTGGTATGTACTCAAACAAATCATCTAGACTTATACCATTTTTAACAATTTTATTTTTATTAAAATCAGTTGAGTTAGCGATTGCAACATCTACAGAATCGCCCCAAACACCTGGGTTTCTAGCAAATATTTTAAGTTTTGCACCTGGATTTACAAAGCCTAATGAATTTTGCTCTACTTCAAAAGTTGAGAAATTTCGTACTGTATGTGGTAAAGTATCATACAATTCTTCATCATAAACTGTACTATCAGACGTACCTGGTATTTCTACAGTAGAGTTTTGTGATTTTAAAAGTTTATATACTTTAGTATCTTCTAGTACTGTACCTGGAACCTCAAACTCATCATCTTCTGTATTAATATACTTAATTACAGTATAATTAACAGCATCGATAAGTTGCTCATCTATACTTAGTACTTTGTATTGTTTCTCTGTTATCTCATTACCGAATGCAAATATATCACCGATTTTAAAACTATTTGTTCCTTTAAGTGAAACTAGTTTAGTGCCTGGTGTAAATGTTTTTGCTTTGATTGTTTTTTGATAAACAGAACTAATATCAAATCCTGTAGGTGCGGTTTTAAAAATAACTGATATTGTATCAGTAGAATCTTCTACTTTTGTTACTTTAAATTTAGTTGGAGATCCTTTTACAAATACCTCATCATCTACTGCAGGTAACAATTTACCTACTTTCGTGAATACGACTTTTTTCGAATCAACTTGATCGACTTCTTTAAAAGTAATATCATAAGTAACGTCATAATCTTTAAGTTTAGAATCTTTTGAAGCGAATGTTTGGGTAGTCTCTTTTAAAGTACCATTAAGATCGCAAGTTCTAGCAATATAAAGCTTATTGCCATATTGTAGAAAGTTGTAAGCCTGGTACCACTCGTTAAAATTTTCTTTTGTTGGTAAACCATATATATCCTTCAAGTCTTGTACAGAGCTTATAAAGCTGTACATATCTACTGGGCCTTTGGTAAAATTACCACAGAAAATCGCAGTGGTTGCAGCAACCGAAGGAACTATCGTTGAACGATCAATTTCCTCTATTTTAACACCTGGAGATAACAAATCTGCCATTATTTTTCCTTTAAAATAAGATAGATATTATATAGCCGTGTATCGGGCAAAACCTTATGTCTAAGTCTAGAACCTCTAAAGTTCTAGCATATAAGGAATCTTCTAAATATATTTATTTGAAAATTTAAACTTAATACAAACTTAAAAATGATAAATACTTTTATGTTTAAAAGATTAATTGAGTGGACTGAGATCGATATTTCTAGAGGTAGAAAAGTTGTTATGTTTGCAACTGTATTTGTATACCTTATAATAATGATTGCAATAGTATTGCTTGGGTTTGTTGCACCTGATAGAATAACAGACGGGTTAGTACAAATATTTGGTATAATGACGGGCTTAATGGCTACTGTATATGGTTTTTATACTGGTACTAGTTCGGCTAAAGATTTATATTATATAAATAAATTTAAGAATATGAATCGTGATTTAGAAGATTATGACACACAAGAATCTAATCGCAAAGCAAGAAAAGATAGATATGTAAACACAGATTCTCGCAAGCCACAAAATTACGATGACGAATACGAGATACCAAGGACATAAATGTTATTAGACTTATTAGAAGCTACAAAATATAAAACAATGAACCCAACAATCCAGCGCTATGAAGTGCAAGGACCTAAACAAGACGATGATAAATTCGGGTATAGTGATACTTTAGTTTTTGCAGCGTTTGGTTATGAAGATTACACCAAAAAGAAATCAAAAATAAGAGAAAAGTTTAATGAAGATCTTAAAACACAGTTAAAATATATATATCCTTATTTAACTATTAGTGAGAGCATAGTTAATTTTATAAATTCTCTTACTACTGCAAATATTAAACAAAAGCTTAATGACCACTCAGACCAGGTTAGAGATATAGTTGAACCTGGTACGCTTAACGATTTTATCGAGTATTATAGTGATAAGAATAATTTAAACAGACTTAAAAAAATATTTAGTACTTTTTATGCAAGTATGACAGAAGATTCCACAATAATAAAAAATATTACCAAGATGGTAGGTATGTCTTGGGCTGATATATCAAATACATTTAGACATATTGTAAGATATAGAAGTATGTCTGGTAGAGCAATACCTTCTGAAGCGTACCCAGTATTAAAAGCACTTACTGTTACCCATAAAAAATTGCCTAAAAAATTATACAGAGGTTTGTATATAGACGGTGATAAATTTGCTAAATTAAAAGACAAATATAATTATCAAGTAGGTAAAGAAGTAAAACTTAATAATAAAAAAGCAACTTCTTGGTCCACTTCTATAGGTACTGCTTTTGAATTTTCAATTATACAAGACAACATAAAAGATAAAGAAAATGGTGTTTCTATAGTATTATCGTTTACACCAACATCAGAAGATGATATAATAGCAAACTTTACAAATCTAAAAACACTGGATTATTTTAACCAACAAGAAGTACTAGTTTCTACTAATGTTAAAACCGCAAAAATTGAAGCTATTGAGTTTGGTAAAGAGCTAGAAAGAAATTTAAGTAAAACATACGATTCGGCTTGGAGTGCTAATATTGCAGATTATATATTAAATTTATATGCTGATACTAATGCAAACCCGCATGATAAAATAAACATTAAAGTTTTATCAGATTTGACGGTTGGCGAGTATGTAGATAGATATCCAAATTTATTTAATTTTATACCTGAAAAATTAAGTAACGAATTTAAAAATGTTAATATAAAAGCATATTCATTAATAAGTAAATATTTAGGTTCAGGCGGTTCTAAAGTTGATTTCGTAGGCCAAAATGAAATTAATGTAACTACAATGTTTGTATCTAATGAGATATTTAGGAAATATTCTGGTATTAAAAATTGGGGTTACGGCGCTGATTTAAATTGTAAATTTACAATCAAGATAAACCGTCTGGATTACAGCCAGGCTGATATAACTATAATAATAAAAGAATTAACGATCAAGAACGCTGAACTACCAGAAGATCAATATATTGATAAATTAAAAGATGCTGTACAGAACATTATTAACGCTAAAAAAGCTGCTGAATTTATAGGCAATGCACTATATGATTCTAGAAAAATAAAAGTAAAATATATTAACGGATTATAAAATGAATTTATTAAGTTTATTACCAACTAAATATTTAATTATAATTGTAATATTATTAGCTACTAGTGCTATAGGATATCATTATTATACTATCCATTCTTTAAATTCAACTATATCTGATCAAAAAACACAAATAGAAAAACTTGAAAAAGAGACATCAAGATTAGAAAATAATATTGAAAAATTAAAAAACTCTGTTAAACAATTTGAACAAGTTGACGAAATTAAGACTACTAGTTATAACGATGAAATTGAAAAACTTAAAGATTTATTAAAAAATTGTTCTAAACCTAAAGTAATAACTAAAAAGATTGAAGTACCTTGTGAAGAAAATAAGTTAGATATAAATATAGAAAAGTTAGATGATAATTCATCTGACTCTTTAAAAATACTGAATAAGATAGGATTTTAAAAATGAAATATATATTTTGTTTAATTTTAACTATCTTGTTATCAGGTTGTGTAGAAAAAGTAGTTTATGTTGAACCTTCTATACCAAAACCTATTGAAAAACCAGTATTTAGTGAATACAATTTTTCAATAATGGAAATAAATGGGGTACAATATTATGTTTTGCAATTACATGATGCTAATATATTAGCCTTGAACTGGATCAGTTATAGAAGATGGTGCGAAGCTAACTATAGCATTCTAAATTTACAATATAATAAATATAATAAAACTAAAAAGGAAAATAAATGAGATTCAGTGAATTTCTAAATACTTTAAACGAAGCTGAAGATAAAGATCTTGAGCTTGATGACGAAGAGCTTGATGAGGAAGACTGCGACTCTGATAAGGACGATGATGAGAAGTTGACCGAAGAGGAAGAGTT